CATCACCAATAGGATAAGCATCTTCTTTGATTCTTATTTTATCTTTTGCAAAAACCACTTCTTCACAAGATTTGTTAATTATTTTAGAATTATAAACTCGATATATCCCAGGAGATAACTGTTTATCTTCTAATACAAACCATTTATTTTCTTCAGATAAAAAATCTAAAGTTTCTATGTTACATTCTTTAATAATCTTTTCTAAATTTTTATCAGTAAGGTTAAATTTTTCTTTAATTAAAAATAAGGCAGCGGCAAAGGATCCAAGTTTGCTGCCACCTCCAGGAACTTTATTCAATAACCTTTTAACATTAGCACTTAATCTGATGAAGGGTGTGTATGCATTCTTCTTTTCATCAGTATCTATAGCAACGTTTTTATTTCTCTTACCTTCATCATCGATGATTCCGAGTTTATAAGCATCCCAATTTTTCCAATCCATAACTAACATTCGAATAAATCGAAAAGTATATGCTAGATCTGCTGCTCTTTTAACTAAACCCATTATATTTTCCTTAACTCATCTACAACATAGGGGTCCATTACCACACCAGTATATTGATCATTCCGAATGTATCTCAAGAAAATTAAAAATGGTTTAATTACTGGCCAATGTTTATCATCAAGTTTTAATTCTAATATATTCAATCCTGCTTCAATGCCGAATGAATTAAATACAACTATCAAATGATTTAAAATCAATCTTTCAGCTAGTTCATCATTTTCTATATAACGATTTACTAATCTTTTAATATATTTAAATCTTTTTAAATCCTCGTAAAATTCTTCTATGTCAGTAAACTGAGGATTTGAATAATGTTTCGCGGCATACAAGAAGAGATTTTCTTCTGTCAGTTCATTGAATATCATCATAAAGGTATTTAGATCATTTTGTCATGGACAAATAAGCTTCTTTTACCTTATTAATAATTTGTTTATCCCCCGCAGAATTATCAGCAGAACGAAGTTTAGGTGAGTTAGTTACTCTACCAGCCTTCGAAGCATCATCATGGCCCTTTTTTACAGTATCATCTTTATCTGTAGGCTGATTTACCATTTCTTTTCCACCAGGAGATTCTTTATCATGCATGCCTTCTGGTTTCGTCGCACCCTTGTAGTGCTTAGATCTCTCAAGGACTGCGATCAACTTATCACGAATCGTTGATTCTTTTTGTTCTTGTGACATATCTGCACCTTTTTCTTTATCTGTTTTCATTTTGGGATTCATTTCGGCAGTTTCGCCTTTTTTCCCCTTAACGTTTTTAGTAATCGCTTTTCTACGTTTATGTAAATACTTATCTGTCGAATCAACATCACCATCATTATCGATGTCTTTGTCTTTCCTTTGAGCGTGAGTGCCTTTTAATTCTTTTTTGTTAACTGGATCCATTTTATCCTCTACATCCATATGTTAGTTGCTATAGCTCCGGCGGCCGCTACAACAACCACCCAAAATAATTTCATCATAAACTGAACCGATCTTTGGTTCTCTAAAACAATTTTTTCAATATCATCTATCTTTTGAGACAACCTATTTATTCTTTCATACATCTTATCGTGATCATCAGACAATGCTGCAATTTTCTCCTCTGCTCTGGCCATAGCGACCATTGCGTCGGCTAGTTTATCTAGCTTCTCTTCTATGCGAGTTAATCGCGTTCCAGTAGTCTCTGCCATCAGTTATCCCATTTAAATAAAATATAGAACTATTTATATTTAAAATTTATTTCCAAACTTCTTTAGATTTGACTTTGATAAATCTTTCTTTAGTATTATTTTTATCTGGATTCTCAATAGTTAAAATAACATTCTTGCCCTTCATGTGGGCCAACAATTGATTATATGATCTAGTTCCAGATTGCCTATATTCTTTTTTAATTTCTTTTGATATTCTATTACCAAGTCTTTTAGGGTTTTGATGAGTAGTCCCCTTCGATACTTGTTTAGATCTAGTTCTTTTCTTACCCATTAATTATTCACTTTCGCTCCAGCTCTCCATTGATAACATGACCAGTAACGAGCTTTATGTTTTGGGCCAGGATTATCACAATTATGTCTCGCTCTAAAACTTTTTCTCCTTGCGGGATCGTCACGTTTGATAGATAAGTTTGGATCACCAAATCTAACAACGACTACTTTTCCGTTCGGGCCCATAGTATACACTTTAAATTTCTTATTAGGATTTTCAGAAGTACGAATAGGATCGTTTAATTTTACTTTCTTACCCTGATACTCTGCCTCTGTAATTTCTAAATCTTCATAGATATCACAGGTTTCGCAATCATCATCAATAATCTCTTTCCTATATTCGTTAAACTTATCCATACTATTCCTCTTCTCTACCTTGCGCTTTTAATCTAAATGTTTTTTTCACGTCAGCATCAGTCACGCGTTTTACAGATTGAATCATAGAGGGTTGTTTGATAATTTTACGAAGCGTCTGTTTCAACATTCCAGGAGAGTCTGCTGTCATATACATCATTGGAAGACCCTCAATAGAAACAGCAAAACTAGTTCCTTCTTTTACAGATTCAAACTTACCAGTTTTACGATTTAATATTTTACCTTTTTTTCTTGTGACAGGAACTTTTAAATTTTTAAGTTTATTGTCAGTCCGCATGTACGTTTTTTCGTTCTTAGGTTTCTCACCGCGCTCTTTTTTAGAAATAGCAATAGCAGCTTGTTGTGCTGGACTCACTGCCTCTTTCTTGACAATTTCTTTATCGGTCGAAACCATTCTTACACCACGTTTGCCATCAGACCTTGTGTAGATCTCAGGTTTCTTATCAGCGCTCTTTACACTCTCTTTTTGATCACCATTTTTAGCAGAAAGATAAGCTGCTATAGCCATATCGCGACGTTCTTTTTCATCTTTCCCCTTAAACTGCGGAGCATCAGACTTTTTAAAGTCTTTGATCCAAGTTCCGATTCCGTCTGATACTTTTAATGGCATTATACGTCGTACCCTAATTTTTTGGCGACTTGATATCTGTGACGATCTTGATCCCCACCTGATTTATTATGTCCACCAGATTGTCTGTGATGGTGGTCAATGTGAGATTCTGGTGAATTGAAGTTTGAATCCTTCGATTTACCACCGTTTAATTTAGCTGCATCGCTATGACCAAGCATGCTTTCATTTATTTCTTTTCTTAGTTCCCAGTAAGTTTTCATTTCATGCTCCTTACGAATTTGCTTTTTTTAAATCCTTTGGTATCCGGCTTATCCATCATCCCGTGCATGCCCTTGCCAGGATCATCTTTTCCATGGTATCCTTGTGCTTTCCCAGGAGGAAGTTTTTTAATTTTACCACCTTTAGCAAGAAATGCTTTTACTGCATCAGAGTCTTCTTTTTGCTTTTTAGAATAATCTGGGAGCCTGATACCTTTTTTAATTTCGTCAGCATGACGTTTTTTAATTTCAGCAGTTTTCTTAACAGCCATTTTAGCACGAGCTTTTGCTGCATCATCATGATGATACTCTTTGATATTCGCTTCAGTTGCTGGAACTTTAGCTTTACCAGTCATTTTATCAACTGCTGTGGAAGTGCCTCTTTGTCTATTGACGAATTGACTAATTCCTTTTTTCATGTTTTTCTTTTGATCTTCTGGGCCGATTCCCATAGCACCAGAAGATTTCCTACCAGCATCGGCAGCCGAAGCAGGAACTTTTTTCAAGTATCTGCCAACCATACCTTTTGAAATCTCATTAACAGATTCTCTAATTTGTTTAAACTTTTTCATTTGCTTCCTCTTACCTTTGCTGCTAAATCTTTGTCAGCTTTACCCCAAGTACCAGATGACTTAGTAACGAATGAATTAACTCTAGCGAGTGCCCACTGCTGCGGTGTAGTTCCAGGACGATGACCTGTTCTCCATGCAGCTACACCACGATTGTAAACTTTTCTTAAGATACCGAGCGGCATGCCAGACTTCTCAGCCTTTTTCTTCAGTGCAGCTGTCGCACTTTCTTCAATATAATTTTTAAATTTAAGCATTGTTCCCTCTGTTTTTCATCCTAGTGCTTCTTAATCTTGCTCTATCTAACATGGCATCATGCCTTTTAGCGTC